CCATATGACCCTATTGTGACCCTCTAAAGGGTGACCCTTTTCTGGCGGATCGGTGAGAATGGGTGACCCTCTGGAGAAATTGTCGTGCAGCCAATGAGGCGGATGCCCGGGCATTCATAAGTGCTTGTAAACCAAGATTTTATGCATTAATTAGAATCATTCCAAATAAGATATATATACCGCCAAGGGTGACCCTTTTTGTTACGTAAGTTGTTGTTTACCAACACTTTACACACCCGGTTGACGGGGGGTGGCGGTCTGACTCCGTTGCTGAGTTTACAAATGTAATATATAAACTGCCCCCTAAAAAAATGCCTAGCCAATGGACGGCTTGTGCTACGCCTACCCTGTGCATTACCTATTGACATCTTTTTCTTATATATATATATATGTGTTTATATCTGGTATTGGTTGATCAAAATTGATTAAGGGTAATTTAAAAATGATCGAGGATAGTATTGTAGAGGACTCCAAAGAGAAGGAGCTATTGATGAACTACATCAACGATGCTATTATGGATATAGCCGCTAACAAGGAAGGCAAGCAAGCCAACAGTATATCTAGGAGTAATCCAGAGAAGGTAGCTAAGATACTATATCTGTCCGCATTAGGTATATCTCAGACATCAATAGTCCGCAAGTGTAACTACAATAGAAATACAGTTATCAATGTCCTGGTGGACTACGCTGACCACAAGCATCAGTTCAGAGAACTGGGAGGCAAGCTATCTGCTAAATCGTATATGAACCTAGAGAGCCTAGAAGAAGATATGATTCAAGTAGTCCGAGAAAGGATGCAGACTGGGGAGTACGAGCCTACAGCGAAGGATATTAAAGACATAAGTATTGCTAAGATAAATTCAAGCAGACAGGCTTTAACAGCTAGGGGTGAAGTAAGCACAATTACGGAGAACAGAAACGCTGTTACCCAAGAGGATTACGAAGACACACTAAAGGCTGCGAGGGAGAGAATAGAGCAGTTAAAACACGTTGAGGAGGTTATAGATGAGTAATTCGGTATTAGATTCGGAGTTTGACCCCATATATGATCAGGTAAAGGGAATACTTGGTGAGCATTTTATAAATTACTGTTTTATGGTAATGGACGAGGAAGGAAACCTCTATTCGGATTATACAAATTTGCCTATCGCAAAAATGCTAATTAAAGAGACGGCAGAACAAATCAACTCAGAATATATAGAAATTGATATAGACTGGGAAGACGAAGAAGAGTAATATGGAATTGGTTTTTACAGATCATCCCTTTCTAAGCCCTCCTTCTGATGAGGAAATTGTTTTACTTGCGGAGAATGATCCTAAGCTATTGAAGTCCCTATACGAAAGTCACGAGGGCAGGATTAAAGCATCGCGAGAAGATCCGATTCGTCACGGCTTTGACCTAGAGGGCTGGCAAAGAATAGCAGATGGGTTGAAAGAACACAATGAAGTTCTAGCCCTTGGGGGCAACAGAAGCGGAAAGACTACCGGGTGTGCAAAGCTAGTAATGCAATCCGTTATTAACAATATGGATGGTCATATAGTATGCTTCAGTCAAAATGCAGATACATCTGTTAAAGTACAGCAAGCTGCAATATGGGATATGATGCCCAAGGAGTTTAAGAAGAAAACAAAGAGCATTGAAGGATATATTAATTATAGTATGCAAAATGGCTTTACTGGTAGTAGTTTTATTTTTCCAGATACTAGAACTAGAGTGGACTTCAAGACTTACACGCAGTTTAGCAATAACCATACATTGCTAGAAGGTTTTGAGTTCGGTTTTAATAAAACAAATGAACTAAATATTGGAGCCTGGCTCGATGAATATTTAGGGGATTCAAATTTGGTAAATACTTTAAGATTTCGACTATCTACGAGGGATTCTAAAATGGTAATTGGATTTACTCCCATTGATGGATATACACCATTCATATCTGATTATTTAAAAAACGTACAAACAATAGAAACTAAACCCGCAGAACTTATTGACAATCAAGAGGTTCCAGTAAAACAATACAGCCCAGACAGAGATGCATCAATTATATATTTGCATTCGGATGAAAATCCTTTTGGGGGATATTCTAGAATAGCAAAAGACCTAAAAGGCAGAAGCCAAGAAGATATATTAGTTCGTGCGTATGGAGTGCCAGTGAAATCAATGACATCTCTGCTACCATTGTTTAATACAGAAATCAATGTACTATCTGATAAACCAAACAAATTTGGAAAATCCTTTCCAGATATTTCCGATCAACGATCATTTAGTTGTTATCAAGTGGTCGATCCCGCTGGAGCAAGAAACTATGTCGCAATATGGGCAGCAGTTAATGAAAGAGGTGAAATTTTTATACGCAGAGAATGGCCCGACCGCAATACATATGGTGAATGGGCAAATTTTGGTGACCCCAAGTGGAAATATGGACCAGCTTCTAAAAAAATTGGATACAATGTCGCAGGATATGTAGAACTATTTGCAGAAATTGAAAAAGATTTAAACCTTGAAGTAATGGAAAGGATTGGGGACTCTAGATATTTTGCTAGAGAAAATGAAAACAATGACGATTTATTTACATCATTCTATGACTATGGATTAAATTTTGTTCCGTCAGACGGCAGAGGAGAAGAAATGGGAATAAGCGCATTAGATGATTGGTTTAATTATAACCCAAATTTTGAAATAGATGAGGCAAATCACCCTCTATGCTATATTCACGAAGATTGTGGAAACTTAATTGATAGCTTGATTAATTATAATGCTCGTGGTAAACCAGACGAAGCTCTAAAGGATTTTTTTGATGTAATGCGATATTTAAGGATGTCTAACTCCGGGGAAGGCCCGGATCATATAACAGATGCAAGTTTTGTTGCAACTAAAAATACACAAGGAGGCTATTAATGGCTAAGAAAAGATTAACAGATTTATGTAGAGAATACGGCATTCACTTCAGTGAAGCCAAGGATATAGTTGATTTTGAGTTCGATGAATCAATGGTATCAGGTAAAGGTAAAAACACCTGGATAGATGAAAGAGGACAAGCATTATTTGATGACCTTGTTCCTATTGATATAATCTATAGAGGCAGGGTGTTAAGACCCGCGCCAAACAACAATTATGTTATAGCGTATATTAAAGAACTAACTCAAAAAGTTCCCGTAAAAGTTCCTGTGCGCTATCAATCTAAACTAACAAATAAAATTATTTACATACAAGCAGATAATACTGGGCAAAATGCTAAGTATTCTTGGATGCCAACCCCAAGAAGTCATAATTTAAAATTCTATGGATAGTACATCAAACTACGAGGGACTTACTTATGTAAGCAAAGAGCCAAGTGTAGAAACTTTGCGAAATGCATATAGTGAAACAGTTTTAGATTTAGAGGGNTATTTTGACCTCTGCCGAAACTCATACGACGACAGGCGAAATGATTGGGCAGGTAAAAGCCGAGATCATCGCAAACACGGTGCAGATGCTTTTCCGTGGGAAGGTGCTGCTGATATGGAAGCCCATACTATCGACGAACGCATAACTCGATTGGTTTCTTTGTTTATGTCCGCATTAAACCGTGCAAATGTTCGAGCATTCCCGGTTGAAGCAGGAGATATTGGTAGATCAGTAGTTGTTTCTGGATTTTTAAAATGGATGGTATCAAGTGGATACATCCCTCGATTTAAAAGAGAGATGGAGCTAGGAGCAAACTATCTATTAGAACGTGGAATACTTTTAACCTATGTTGGATGGCATCGAGAAGACCGCAGATTTCTTCAAGAGCTATCTATTGAGCAAATTGCACAAAATAGTCCAGAATTAGCACAGGCTATTGTTTCTGGTTTGGCAGATGGCGAAGTTACTGCATTAATTCAGTCCGCTTTTGAAGGAATTAGCACTTCTAGAGCTAAAAAAGCACTAAAAGACCTTAAAAATACAGGTATAGCTGAACTTCCTGTTGTTAGAAGGCAAATTGATGCCCCGGAAGTAAAAACATTAGCTCCAGATGGCGATTTTTTCTTTCCTTCTTATGTTACAGACCCCCAACGTGCGCCATACTGCTTTTGGAGAACATATTATACTCCACAAGAGCTTGAGAATAAGGTAGTTACAGATGGATGGGACAAAGATTTTGTAGATTACATTATAGGTCACTACCGAGGCATAAGTAATGATATTACAAATCGTGAAGACAACATTTCACGTAACTCTTCATTAAATAATAGCGCATACGAATCAAATGATCTAGTTGAGTTAATATATGGCTACCAACGACTTATAGACCAAGAAGATGGATCTGAAGGTATATACTGCACGGTATTTCATAAGGACTTTAGTGGCAATGACTTAGCACCAGGTTATGCTAAGTTTGAACTACTAAACGGTTATGAAGACTATCCAGTTGTAGTTACAAAGCTATCCGAGGACAGCAAACGACTTTACGACACACCTACTATTCCAGATGTGCTGCGAGGAATACAGAATCAAATTAAAGTAGAGCGTGATTCTAGAATTGATCGAAATAGCATAGCTACACTGCCACCAATACTACATCCAGTTGGTCAAGCTCCTACAGATTGGGGACCCGGAAGAATGATCCCGTATCGCAGAAAGGGTGACTTAGATTTTGCACCTGCACCTGCATTTAATGCTGGTTCTATTGAGATGGAGCAAACAATGGAAGACCAAGCAGACAGACTTTGCGGTTTAGATGAAAAATCTCAAATTAGTCAAATACGCCAACAATTCTTAGTAGATAAGTTTCTGCAGCACTCCGCAGAGGTTTTACGTATGTGCTATCGTTGCTTTCAAAGATTTGGCCCGGATTCTATATTCTTTAGAGTTACTGGCATTCCAGACCCTCAAACATTCGATAAAGGTAGTGCGGAAGAAAACTTTGATATTGTTGTAAATTTTGATGTCCTCAATTCGGATACAGAATCTCAAGAAAAGAAACTTGAGCAAATCGTCGCACTTACGCAAATGGATCGTAATGGTCGGATTAACGTGGATAGGCTTCTGGATACAGTTGCTAACGCTATTGACCCAGTTCTTGCAGACAGTATCTTGCAGCCTACAGAAGTCGCACAAGAACAAATAGTTAAAAAAGTTACCGATGATCTTACAAAGATATTTGCTGGTATCGAGGTTAATGCACAACCAAACGGAGCGCAGATTGCATTGCAACTAATACAAGAATATGCTCAACAGCCAGATATTACTCAAAGGCTTCAAACAGATCAGTCTTTTGCTGCTCGCATTGAAAAGTATTCTTCTCAGTACACATTCCAGTTACAGCAAATGCAAAATGCACAGATTGGAAGATTGGGAACTGCTCCAGCACAAATGCAGTCACCAGAGCCACAACAGTAATAATATTAAAATAATGGCTATAGATAATCAAACAGCCTCTTCTTTTTCATTAAAGAGAACAAGAGATTTAGCAGAACAAAGAGTAATTGATGCATTAAATTCTTTTAATATTCCAGATGATTTTAAGGCTATAATGTATGGAAATATAAAATATGAAAGTGATAATAGCTTTGATATTAATAAGTTAGAAGTTTTAAAACCTGGAGTAACAAGAGAAAAGGGCGTAGGTCTATTTCAAAAAACTGGACCTACAAAAAGAAGCTATGATGATTATTTGGAAAGAAATAGATTGCCAAATAATGAAGTAAACGAAATAAAATATTATCTTGATGCGATAGCAAATAAAGATAAAGTTGTTGCCGAATATCTTGGCACGGGGTATATGAGAGACTACAGGAGTTTGCTAGACGGGAAACCATCGGATGAAAGAGGTGGTAAGCACGGTATTGTCCGTAAAGTATTTGAACCAAACTTTAGAGATACGCACGAACATTTTGTAAACTTTATGATGAATCCCAAGCAGGAGGCTAGAATTAAATCCTTGCCCACTAGGTTGCAATATAGCATACAAGCTCGTAATAATATTTTTAATCAAACATTACCTGAGAAATCAATACTTCCTCAAAGCGAATTAATAAAAATAAATAGATAATAAATATGCAAATACAAGATGACATTAAGGCTCTACAGCAATATGATTTTTTTGCAAGATTTGTAGATTTAATACACCAATTTCGTGAGGAGTGCATCGAAGAAATGCATAAGGCTCCGTCAGAACAAATACAACAACTGTCTGGTCGGATTATAAGTTATGATCAAATACTACAAATGGTAGATTTTGATAAGATTAAAAAGACTCACGCAGAT